TGCTGCCGGTCGCGGTCGCCAGTGGCGCGCTGCACGGCACGGATAGCCCCGGTCTGGGCCCCGGCCCCGACGATGGTGGCCACGATGGTTTCAGCGATGGCCGCCGGCTGCTCAGCCAGCCACTCGGCCAACCGCTTGTCTGGGTTGACGTTGGCCCACTCGTTGAAATTCTGCCAGACCGTGGCTGCGCTCTCGCCCGGGATCTCGCGTGCCACGTCGCGCATGAACAGCCGCACCAGGCTGGATCCGGCCTTGGCGTCGGCCACCATCTTGGCGACCCCGAGGAACTTCTCTGTGACGACTTCGGCCGCCGCGTCCTGCATGCCGTACAGCCCGGACTGGCCCACGCTCAGGCCCTTGTCGCGCGCCTTGCCGTAGGTCTGGCCGAAGGTGGTGGCGCCCATGGCGGCCAACATCATCTGCTCACCAGTAAGGGCCGCAGCGCGTGCGAAGCCAAGTGGCAGCGTGACCAGCGTTTGGCCAGACGACTCGGCGCCGGACATGACGCCGCGACGGATCAAGCCAGCATCCTCCAGCGACCCGCGCCACAGGTCCGCCTCAGCATTGGCCTGGCGCTGGCGTTCACGCAATTGGCCGCCGGCACCTGTCAGGCCCAAGGCCTCCAGCGGGTAGGCTGCAGCGCCGTAGGCCGCCGCACCGAAGCGCGGAACCATGCCAGATGCGATGGCCCTGCCAAACTGGCCGACATCAGCAGGCAGGCCGCCGTGGTCGTCGGCACCCATGACATAGCGCGCCGCAGCGGCCACCTTGGTTTCGATGCTGCCCAGCAGGCCCACGTCGTCGTGTGCCACCTTGGCCCGGTTGGCGTCGGCCGCCAGCCAGCCGCGCAGTGCGGGCGACTGCTCCAGCACCGGCATGGCGTCCTGCACCTTGGCCTGGGCCTCGTACTCGGGCTTGTACTGCTCGACCACCCCGGTCGGCAGCCCGAAGCGCCGGGCCAGTGCGTTGTTGCGAGCCGCCACGTCGGGCTGCGCATCCACGCCAAAGCGCAGATTGATGCCGGCGCGAGTCTTGGCGTCGTCCGGTTCGTCGAAGAGGTTGGCCAACTCGCCCATCAGCGGAACCTTCCGGCTTCCACACCGCGCGTGTAGGCGCGTTCGATGGCCGCCTCGTCGTCGCTGGACAGTGGCCTGGTGCCCAAGCCGCGCAGGCCGCGCAGCTCGGATGCCAACTGCTCGCGCACGCTCTTTGGGATGTCGCCGAACTGCTTGACGACAAAGCTGGCGCCCGGCGCGATGTTGGGATCGGTGGCGATCTCGTAGCCCTTGCGCTTGGTCGCGCCAAAGCCGAAGAAGCCGCTGCCCTGCTCCACGCCTTCGCGCACCATGCTCATGCCGATGCGCCGGGCCTCGTCGGATGTGAGAGGCGCCTTCTTGTGCGCCGTGGCCGTGTCCAGCGCATGCGTGAGCGCGCCCATGAACTTGGCCGTCTCCTGCGCCTGCTTGGTGCCTTCCTTGGGCGTGAGGTCGATGCCGACCGCCTGGGCCTCGGCGCGGATGGCGCCCAGCGTTTCGCGCACCACGCGCTGGCTTTCCATGGCCTTGGCGTCGCCACGGCTGATCTGGCCCTGGATGTCCACAAGCGATTCGAGTTGCGCCTTGCCCAGCAGCGGCGCCACCTTGCGCAAGTCCATGGAGCCAAACGCGGCAGGCTCTTCCATGGCCATGCGGCGCAAGCCGTAGTAGGTATCGAAGCCGGTGGTGGTCTTGCCTTCAGCGTCGGCCTTGGCGCGTCGCGCCTTGTTCTCGAAGTAAGCATTGATGTCGCGCTCTTCCTCTGGCTTCTTCTCACGCAGAGCGGAAAGAACGGAAGCCGGAAGCCGGCCAGTCTGAATTGCAGCGGCCCAGGCCGCGTCGCCGGCCGCCTTGGCATCCCTCGACTTGAATGCCTCCCGCTCACCATCGAGCACCTTCAGCCGCTGCACTACCTCGTCTTCTTCCTTGCCCTGCAGCGTAGAGCGCGCTTCAGCCAGCGCCGCCGCCGCGTTGCCCTGGTGCTTGGTCCACAGGTCGCCGGACAGGACTTGCGCCTTGGCGTCGGCCGCGCCGATGTCCAGCGCCTTGGCCGCCTGCAGCCTTGCCGCCGGCAGCATCTCGGGCCCGGCGTCCTTCAGGTACTCACGTGCGAACTCAAACTTGCCGGCATCGATGGCCGCCGCCAGCACCGATGCGTGGCCCGGGCTCAGTGCCTTGACGATGGCCGCATCAACAGCTTCAGCCGGCGCACCAGACCGAGCGCCAGCCTTGCGCACCGCAGCTCGGATGCCATCTTGCGACTGCACCAGGGTTTCGGGATCGCTCCAGGCCAGACCCATGCGCTGCTGGTACACGTCGATGGCGCCCTGGGTCTGCTGGTCGTTGTAGGCGTCCTGCTGCCGGCCCATGTGTTCCACGGCGCGGCGCCGGAACGTGGTGCCCAGGTCGTTGGCACGCAGCGCAAACAGTCGCTTCTGGCGCTCGTTGCCAAGGCCGCCCTCCAGCTCGCGCGCCGTCTTGTCGAACGACTCCACAAAATCGTCCACCGGTGGCCGGCCGCTCTCACCCTTGAGCGCAGCCTCGCCGCGCAGCTTGGTGAAGCCCTGCTCGCCAAACGACAGATCAGTGTCGCGCTCTGCCAGCTTGTTCAGTGCGCCATCAACACGCGCCTGGTCGTCAATGTCGCGCTGGCGTTGCTCAGCCTGGGCGTAGGCCGCCATGGCATTGCCGGCCAGGTTGATCTGCTGGGCTCGGGCCTGGTCAGCACCACCCAGCGCAGCCGGTGCGCGCTGGTAGGCGTCTGGAATGCCGGCCTGCTGGACCGATGGGCCTTCGACCCGTGGGACAGTAGGCATGGGTCAATCTCCGCTGGTGCCGTTGCCGCCGTAAAAGCCGGTCATGTTTCCGGCGTATGGTTTCTCGCCGCGATACCACTTCTGGTCCACGCTTTGCGCGCTGCTGAACCAGGTGCCCGCGCCGGCCAGCCCGCCAGACATCAGCGGGTTGATCGCGTCGGCTGTGGCGCCGTAGGCAGCCGCATCGCTCTGTGAGCCAGCCGCGCGCGCGCGGTAACCCCAGGCCTCGCGCGCCGCGTTGGATCTGGTTGTGGCCTCGTCGTAGGCGCCGAAATAGGCCGTGTCCTGCAGGATGGCGTTCGCGCTGCCGTCGGTGATGTCCAGCCCGCGCGCCGCCATGGACGCCCTTTGCGTGCCCATCAGGGCCGCATACTTGCGGCGCACGTCGAACGAGGCCTTGTCGCCACGAGCCTTGGCGTCCTGGGCCTGCATCTCGGCGATGGTGGCGTTGTTCTCTGCCACCTTGGCCTGGTAGCCTGCCTGGGCCCGCTGGCTCGACGCCTGCTGATAGGCGCCATAGGCGGAAATCGCCGCCATGACGTAGGGAATTGCAGCCGCGTAGCACATGGCTCAGGCCCGCATCACGAAGAGGTGGAAAGGCTGCCCAGCCACGCCCATGGGTTCCGCCGGCATCAACTCAAAGCCGACGTGGCGCAGCCAGCGAATCGACTTTGTGTTGCGCGCATCGACGATGTTTGTGAGGGTCGGGAAGGCTGCCAGCATGCGTGCAATGTAGGCAGGCGTCAGGCGGGTAAGTGCACGCCGTTCGCGGTCCACCAAGCGCGTGCCTACCATCCACGGCAGCCCGATGTCGCCCATGAGGCCCTGCGCTGGCGCCACGCCGAAGACCCACGCCAGGCCGTCGCTGCACTCCCCTGTCCACGCCATGACTGAATTGGCCAGGCTCTCGGTGAGCGCGCCGCGAATCTTGCCGGGCCCGAACAGAGCCTCGGCTTCGGCCAGGTCCGGGGCGCGGATGTCGGCAAGCAGCGCGTCGATGTCCCCATCGCGAACCGCGCGGATCTCAACTCCCAGCGGTGACATCCAGCACCATGGCCAGCACCGTCAACGGCAGCGGGGTGCGCATCTGGACCGTCACGCCCGCGTCGTCATCCCACTTGGGCGCCACGTTCAGGTGGTCCCAGCCGGTGCGCAGCGCCGGTGCTTCGCCATAGCTCTCTGTGGTGCGGCGCTTTGCCTCCACCATTCGGCCGCCAGTAGGACCGACGTGCATGGCACCAGAGCGGGACACCCGCAAGTGCACCTTGTTCACGTCCTTGACGACGCCCTGCCCGAACGCTTCGTCGGTCTGGTAGGACACAGGCAGGGTCTGCAGCTCGGCGTTGATGACCAGGCCGACGTGCACCACGCTGGCCAGCGCCGGCAGTTCCACCGTGCCGTTCTCCACCGTCAGACCATCCACCACAGCGCCGTCGGCCAGGGCCACCACGCTGCGGCCTTCCAGGTGCCACAGGCCCGTGATGGTCGTCGTGGCCGTACCGCTGTAGCTCAGCCCGCAGTCCACGAAGAAGGCATCTTCCTGGTTGGTGAACTGGCGCGTGTGCAGCCGCTCGATGCTGCGCACCTGGCGCGAGTTGATCGTGCGCTGGACGACGGCATAGAGCACATCCTCGCCGTTCTCGGCCACACAACACACCGACTCGAACAGGCCGTCCGTGGTGTGCTGGTGCCAGGCCCGCACGTTCTGCCCTGGCACGTAGGTCATGCCCAGCAGCACGCCGTCGCTGCGCACCACCCACAGCACCGGGCAAGTGCTGGTGCGGCTGAATGCCATGTCCACCATCGTGTAGCCGTCGAACAGGTGCGGCGCCAGCACGCTGATGTCCAGGTTGCTGAATGCAGCGCCGGCTAGGCCTTCGCCTGTGTAGGCGAACTCTCGCACGTGGCCACCCGAGGCCTGGGCGTAGAGCACCGCGTTCTCGGCAATGGCCGGCTGCACGTTGTTGGCGCCCACGTAGCTCTGCGCCTTGGGCGTGGCCGATGCCGGCGTGAGCGCGTCACTGTTCTTGGCGAAAATGCGGAACTCGCCGCCCACCGTGAAAGCCAGCAGGTCCACCAGCGGCACCAGGTGGCGGATGCGGTTCTGCTGGCTGGCCTTGATGGGCATCACGATGGCGTCGTCATCGCGCAGTGGCACCGACTGCGTGAGGTTGCTCTCGGTGGCCGAGCGCGTCATCCACAGGTGCTGCGTGCGGTTGTCGGTGGCAGCGAACGCCCGGCGCTGCTCCACGTAGGTCACGGCGCTGGGGTAGTTTCCAGCGCCCACAAACGGCGCCAGCGACTCGGGCGGGGTCTGGCTCATGTCGGGCTCGATGTTGTCGTCCCGGAAGGCCGTGCCGTCGCTCTGCCCGATGTAGCCATACAGGCCGCCGGTCTTGAGCTTGTAGATGTTGAAGCGCAGCGCTCCAGCCACAGCTGCCGGCGTCACGTCCACGTGGTTTCCCACCACCGCAAGGTCGATCAGCGCCGCCGCAGACACGGGCGACGCCTCCGACTCTTCCAGCGTATCGGCACTGATCGCGGTGCTCACGTAGTAGGTATTGGCCGGAGTCCCGCCACCAGGCCCGCCAATGGCAACTGCGGTGCTGGCCGGTGGGTTGATGCCGGGCACGAACGCAATGGTGCTGACCTGCCAGTTCGTGGCGCCGATGCGGCGCAGCTCGCGCGAGGCATAGGTGGGGTGAACCACGCTCAGCACATCAGCGGACTGCGTGTAGTGCAGGTCGAACAGGTGCGCTTCAGCCCAGGGCGTGGCCACCACGTAGACCCGAGACATCGTGCCGCCGCTGGTGTAGGTGCTGCCGACTGTGCTGATGGCGTTGCCAGCCAAGTCGTGCGGCACAAAGGTGTTCGCGCCCGCATTCACCGCCGAAACCACCACGAAGCGTCCCTGCATCATCGTGAAGTCTTCGAGGTCGGCCAGGTACATCACGTCGCCGTTCGACGGGTCTGCGCCGGCATAGGTCACCACGCAACTTGCTGCCGTGCTCACCGCGGTGAGGGCCTGCGACGCCTCCAGCAACGTGGCGCCCTGCGTGTGGAAGCGGCAGTAGCCGTCGCCAACTTCGAGCACCATGGTCTGCTCTGCGCTGTAGGCAAACGGGATCAGACGCACGCGCTTGGTGCTGTCCTTGACCTCGTTCACCCACTGGAATCCGGCACGATTGCGGGCCGGGCCATGGGGCAGGATCTCGAAGTTCTCGACCTTGGCCAGGCCGGTTTGCATCTTGTCCAGGTCGATGCGCCCGTACATCTCCGGGGCGATCTCGCCACCGGCGAATGACCTGAGCAGCCGCCGCGCTTGCCCGGGCATCAGCGCACCCTGCCGGCGGTTGGCGTGTGCGGGGCCCGGCTGCGCGAGGCGTTGGCGTTGCTGGCCATGGCCTTGCGCAGCTCGACTTCAGAGCGCTGATACAGCGCCGCCTGCACCCGGCCGGTGGGATCCTTGACGATGGGGCCCGACATATAGGAAGCCAGGCGCCACGACAGCGAGGTTGTGAACAGTGGCGTGAACTTGGTGGGATCCGTCACGCGGTAACTGTAGACCAGGCTTGCATTGGGCTCATCGGTGTACAGGCTGTCGCCCTGCCAGTCGAACGTGGCGCCTTCGTTTTCCTCGTCGTCGTAGCCCTCGGGCAGCACGATGCGGGGCTTGATGCAGCCGGTGGGCACAGCGTACCGATAGGCCCAGTCGTCGCGGTCGTTCACCAGCTCGGCCAGCGTCGCACGGCGCTTGGCAAAGCTCCACGGGAAGGCTTCAAGGATCTCGTCGCGTGCGATGGGCAGGAAGCGCGCGGCATGTTCGGCTTCGACGCTGCCATCAGGCGGGTCGATGCTGTCGATGCTAGCGTCCTGGCCGAAGTGGCTGAGCGCGAGGTTTGCGATGTCGGTTTCTGTGGCCATGGTTCAAGCCTTCACATGCGGCCAGAAAGCCGGCAACTTCACCACTTCAAACGGTCGATCAAGTCCCGACTCAGCCACCATCTTCTGCAGTTCCTTGTGGTCGCAGTCCACGTCCGTAGGCGTTATGCACTCGCGGCCCCGCGAATCCCAGACCCACGCGCGCAGCGGAACGGGGCGGTGGATGCGCCAGCGGGCGTGCGGTTTGCGGGTCATGCTGCAACCGCTGCAACCGAGGCCGCGAGCGCACTAAGCGTTGGGCACCAGAGTCGTCCCGTGCCGACTTCCGCCGCCATCATGTCAATCGTGCGCCGGTACTCGCTGTAAAGCGTCTGCACTGAAGTCGGTACACCCGTGCGAATAAGATCATGCAGATAGAGCGTTCCGAGCGCGCCGCGCCGGATGCACTCTTGCACCATCACATCACAAAGCGACCCGTAGGCAACGCGGAATGCGTCCCCTGCCACGAACGGCGTTCCGCCTGCGGTAATGGTGAATGCCAAAGACCACTGAGCCGCCGCATTGGTGGCAGCGCTGGTATAGGTGAATGCTGAACCCGTGGCACCTGTACCCATGAGTACGCCCGTGCGCTTGTCAACCACCGCAAACGTGGTCGCGGCTGTGAACGTCACAAGCCAGTCAACCCACGGCGGCGATCCCGTTGCCGAGACCGCTCCGATGGTTCCGTTCCCTGTGTTGTACTTTGCAACTACGCCGAACGCCTGCCCGCTTGTAGATGCCACACCGCCACCGCCGAATGCAGGCACTTGCAGCGCCTGAAAGCCCGGCATCCATGGGTACGAATACAGCATGGGCGAACTCAATGTGCGGGCCATAGTGATGCCAAGGGCGGTCATCACGCGGTCAGAAATTGTATTGCTTTCTCCGTTCGGATACACGGCAATCCGGCTCGCACGGGTCCATCCGTAAGACTCCAGCCAATCGCGGCAAGTCTGATATTCTGCAAGTAACTCGGCATAGCTCATTGATGTGCCGATTGAAATAGTTCCTGTAAATGCAGCCGCTACAGTGACTTGAGTCACTTGAGACCATACTGATTCAGTGGCGAGCCTAGATGCGCCCTTCAGGTGAACTGTTTCGGTACGCGAAGCGCCATTCTCATCCAGACCAGTTATTACTACGGGGCGCGACGCATCTGCAGAATTCGCAGTCGTCAAAGTGACGCACCGGGGGGCATTAAAAACTGCCGTACCAATGGCGCCACTCAGAACAAGATTGCCGGCGCCTGCTGGCGTCTGGGCTGCGGCGATGGTAGTGGCGGTGCTGTACAGCGTGCCGTTGTTGTTTGTGTTGATGTGGTTCGTGGCGTGGTTGCACAAATCCCATCCTTGGTCATAGGCTTCCTGCAATTGCGCAACGGTCATATAACCAGCGCTGCCAATCAGGATTTTTGTCACCGCGATGGTGCCGACAATTCCGCGCCGCGAGGCATATTCAATAGCGTCAACGTACTGCGAAATATAGGCATCGTCCAGCACAAGCGGCACGGTCGCTACCGCTCGCGGCTGGTTGATAACTGAATCGATGACTGCAAAAGCGCCACCAGCAGTGTCTGCGGCTATCGTGGCTACTTCGATTCGCATCGAATCTACGTAGTTTGTCGTTGACCCAAGCAGGTTACTGGCGCCGCCTGTTGTTTCAACCTGAAGACCGAATTGCACCACTCCGCCAGTATCAAGGTTCCCATAGCGATCAACCATGATCGGCATGTAATACCAACCCGGCCTTGGTAATGCGCCGATGTTCATGCTGCCGCTGCATGTCCAGCGTGCAGCAAGTCTGTTTGACTGGGCTGTCAGGTATACAGTCAGCCCAGCTAGAGCGCCAATCTCTGACACGTACACCAGAACGCCCGTAACCATGTCTGGGTAGTCTGCCAAGAATCGCTGCAGGTTACTGGTCTGCACAGAAGACAGATCAACCGTGATGCGGGAAGACGTACCCGCTGCAGCGGGCGTCAGCCGAATCGGCGTCAAACTGAGCTTTTTGAGTGTGGACTCGACCGAGTACGCGCCGGCACTGAACCCAGCATTTATATCGGTCAGGCCATTCTGAAACAAAATGGCTTGCCGACCTTTGAATCTCCGAATCGAGTTGCGTACATTGCGTCCAGCTTCCGCTAATTGCGCAGCCACCGCCGCAACCTGCGAGGCGGTGAGCATGGCCTCGTCTTGGTCGCTCGCCAAATTGCGGTAGCCGATCACTCGCCCGGCCGCATCGATGATGTGCCGCACCTGGTTGACGATCTGTCCGTTCAGCCCCATTCCGCACCCCTAGAAAATAGGGCCGCACAAGGCGGCCCATTCGGCAACTGCTCGCCGGTTGAAACTCAAGCCGCGTCGACCGCCAGTTGGCCAGCCTTGACCTTGACGGCAGCCTGGGCGGCCTTGGGCTTCAGATCACCCACGGCGGGCTTCGGCTTGGACAGCACAGGATCACCGACCTTGGCCGCCCACTTGGGCAGCTTGCGCACGGTGCCGTCCTCGCGCAGCGGGGCGAAGAGGAACTTCTCGCCCGGCTCCACCATGCGGCCCATCGCAAAGCCACGCTCGACCGCCACGAGCTGGATCGGATCGACGGTCTTCTCGTCGGCCATGGTCATCAGGCCACGTTGTCAGCGTACGCGCGCCACAGGGCCGGGTCGCTGGTCAGGAAGGCGTTGATCTTGCCGGCGGTGACGTTGGCCGTGGCCACCGTTTCCCACAGGCCAAGGTAGCGCTCGTAGCTGCCGGAAGGCAACTCGACGGCGCACACGACATAGCCGGCGACCAGCGTGGCCACCGGGATGGCCGGCGTGGCGTAGTGCACCGTCTTGCTGGTGGCAAGGTCGGCCGTACTGTCGCTGGCCAGCTCGAACTTGGTGGTCGAAGTGGCGCCCACGAACGTGGTGTCCACCTGGATCACCAGGTACATGCAGGAGCCTTCCAGGTCCACCAGGGTGTTCGGGTTGGTGGTCGAAGGCTTCAGGTCGATGACATCGCCGATGATGGCGTTGCCAATGGCCAGGACAGCCGACGTGGCGTCGCAGAACTCGTTGCGTTCGTCGAGGATCATGTTGTGCTCGCTTTCGGTCGGCTGGCTTAGATGCCGGCCTCGGTGGACAGGATCTGATCGACGCGGCGAATCGGCACGCCACGGAAGCGCGTCACGAACTTGCCCTGCGCTTCTTCCTGGGTGCGGAACTGCAACAGCGGGTCGCGGTTCATCTGCAGGTCGAAGGCGTCCAGGCTGTCCCGGTTCATGTAGATGGCCGGGCGGCCCATGTTCAGGTTCGGGATGCGGCGCATGGCCTTGGCCAGCAGATCGCGCAGCACCGGGCCCGTGGCGCCGCTGGCCACGATGTCTTCCAGGTCGTAGTTGATGCGCACGATGTAGCGCCAGTCGCGCACCACCATGCCCACGTCCCACTTGTAGTGCGTGCGGTAGGCTTCCATGCGGCCACCGGCGCCGTCCACGTTCTCGATGGTGACCTGGCCCTTGTCCTTGATCTGCAAACCGGCCTGGCTGCCCTTGGGGTAGACCATGTGGCAGGTGTTCGGGCCCCAGACCACCACCCACAGCGAGGTGTTGTCGCTGCCGTCAGGCGTGGCCGCCGAGGTCAGGATGTTCTCGCCATTCACGGCCGCCTGGTCGTTGAAGCGAGGGGCCAGGCCGGTGAAGCCTTCGGGTTCGGTGGCCTCGTTGCCGTAGATCATGTAGCGGGCCAGCTTCTGGCCGAAGCCTTCGATGATCCCTTGCTCTTCGGACAGGCGCCACGCGGCGCTGTTGTTGTTCAAGTCGGCCAGCGACTTGTCCACTTCGGCGTAGTTCTCCAGCATGCCAAGGCCTTCGCGCACCTTGACGCTGGTGGTCTTGCTGGGCTGGACGCCGCCGTACAGCTTGCGCCAGGTCGGCTCAGGGATGCCGGTGCGCACGCTGGTGGTGTGGCCCGTCAGCTCGTTGGCCTCCAGGAACACGGCGTCTTCGATGATCTCGTTGGTCTGAGACAGCATCTCGATGACGGGGATCACGTTCCCCGACGCATCGAGGCGCGACTTCAGGTCCATCAGCGTGGGGTGGGTAGAAGCAAGAGTGCTCATGTGTCAGCCTTGGGTCAGGGGTTCATCTTGGAAGCGTCGTAGACACGCTGGGCAGCGTTGGTCGGTGACTTGGTGGTACCGCCCGGCACGTAGCCGTCAGGCGTGATCTGTTTGCCGATGCGGTAGAAGAGCCGCAGCATCTCGGGGTTGTTGCCGAGCA